GTTAAACGCTTCCAAGTATGAGTTATCTATAGTCGAAAGACCTTCGGTAACAGAAGTAGGAACTACAACCCTGCTAGTTTCAGATATACGCTTGAGCGTCCGCTACGAGCAAACCGCATAGGAGACCCAAATGCCAACCACAGTAATAACTGGGCGCGATGTAACCTTTACACTCGATAGCGCTGCTTATGACGCCCAGACAACTAGCGCAGTCCTAAGCTGCGACACAATTATCGAGACCTATCAAACCCTTGATGGTCGCGCTTATAAGTCCGTTGATAAGCAATGGACATTCACAATTGAATTGCTACAGGATTGGGGAGCTGCTAGCTCACTATTCGAGGCAATGTGGGCAGATGCTGAATCAGCACCTAACACCACACTTGCAGTTTCATTTACTGCCGTAACTGGCGCAGTATTTGCTTTCAATGTATTACCAGTCTTTCCAGCAGCAGGTGGCGCAGCTCCAGGAGCGCTAACTGATACCTGGACGATGACTGTCGTTGGAACTCCAACAGAGACCTTCAGCTAAGAGATCGGAGCATCGGGAGCTATGAAAATATCAATCACAATTAAATATAACTCTGGCGAATCAGTTACTTATCAGGCTGGCTTACCAGAGTGGGCTAAGTGGGAACGCAAAACTGGTAAGTCGATTTATTCGATGAAGGATATATCGGCCTACCAGCAAGCGGACTTCTTAGATCTTGCTTACTTTGCGTATAAGCGCGAAGCAGCTGGAAAGCCAACCAAACCTCAAGAGATTTGGGAGCTAACAGTTGAAGAGATGACGATTGGAGATGAAAGCCCAAAAGTTACGAGCCCGGAAGCATCAACCGACTAATAGTCGAGATAGCGATAGCAACTGGGATACCGATGACTTACTGGACAGACATCGACCAAGTCCTAACGGCGATAGAGATATTAAAGGAGCGTAACGGTGGCAGATGAGTTACCAATCAGCTACGACAAGCGCGAGCTCCGCTCAATCATTACCGCTTTCAAAGCGATGGATGATGAAGCCGTTAGCCAAGCTAAACAAGAATCTAGCGCGCTGGCTACTTATGCAGCAAATGAAATCAAAGCCTATGCACTCACAAGGACATTTGGTCAAGAAGCAGTTAGAAGAATTGCAACAGGCGTTAAAGTCTCGGCCAGCTCCAAAATCGGCGAGTTCTCTTACGGCTTTGCAAGTCAGCGCTTTTCTGGTGGCGGTAGCACACAAAAACTCTGGGCAGGTTATGAATTTGGATCTAATCGCTTGCGTCAGTTCCCGAGAAGAACACCAAGCAAAGGTCGAGGAAACGCTGGCTACTTTATCTACCCAACCCTTCGTAAGATTCAGCCTGAATTGATTAAGAAATGGCAAGAAGCATTTTCTAAAATATTGAAAGAGTGGGATAAGTAATGGCTGGCAGTAGAACCCTTAAGCTCTCGATTCTTGCTGATGTCGCTGACCTTAAGAAAAATCTTGATACTGGCTCTAAAGAGGTTGAAGGCTTTGGCGGTAAGTTAGAAAAGTTTGGCAAGGTTGCAGCAGCCGCCTTCGCAGCAGCAGCTGCAGCAGCAGCGGCCTATGCAGTCAAGTTAGCCGTTGATGGCGTTAAGGCAGCTATTGAAGATGAGGCTGCTCAGCTTCGTTTAGCCAATGCCCTAAAGAATGTTACTGGCGCAACTCAAGCTCAGATTTCAGCAGTCGAAGAGCAGATATTAAAAACCTCATTAGCTACTGGTGTTGCTGATGACCAACTGCGCCCAGCCCTGCAGCGCCTAGCAACTGCAACAGGATCAGTAACTAAGTCGCAAGATTTACTGACGCTAGCTTTAGATATTTCAGCTGCTACTGGTAAGAGCGTAGAGACTGTATCCAATGCCCTTGGTAAGGCTTACGAAGGCAATACAGCCTCTTTAACGCGTCTAGGTGTTGGTTTATCTAGTGCTGAAGTTAAGACCCTTGGATTAGAGGGAACAGTAAAACAATTAGCTGAGACCTTTGGTGGAGCAGCTACAGTTCAAGCTAATACTTTTGAAGGTCAGATTCAAAGACTTAAAGTGGGCTTTGATGAAGCCAAGGAATCGGTGGGAGCTGCTTTATTGCCTACCCTTCAAAGACTTTTAGATTATTTCATTAACACAGTTATTCCCAAATTTATTGAGTTCAAAGACGCAGCATTAAAGCCAGTTACTGATGCAATTGCCAGAAATAAGGAATCATTAACTATTCTCTATAACTTTATTAAAGACTTTGTAGTTCCAGTTTTAATCAATAACCTTGGTGGAGCACTTGGATTTATTGGTAAAGTCGCTGGCGGTATTTTAGATGTTATTGGCGCGGTAGTTAATGGAATTAAGAGCGCAGTTAATTTTGCCATTGATGCAATAAATGTCCTTATCCGCGCCTATAATGCCGTCCCACTTCTGCCTAATGTATCTACTATTTCCAAGCCATCATTCTCAGCCCCCAGCACTCCTAGCAGCTCAACACTTCCAAAAATTGCTACTGCTCCAAGCCCAAGCATCGCAGCAGCTCCTAAGCCATCTACTACTCCAAGCGCTCCATCAGCTACTACTCCTAGCGCCCCCTCAACGCTAGTGCCAAGCGGTAATGCAATTCCATCTGGATTTAATGTTGCTGCCGTCAGAGCTGGAGAAGAACGCGGCAATGTTATAGTCAATGTAAATGCTCCATCAGCTATCGATGAAGAAGGATTTACCAGAGCAGTCATATTGGCGCTTAATAACTCAACTAATCGCGGAACTACTGGCGCTGGCGATTTGAGAACCTCAGCCCAAATCCTATGACCCTTTGGACTCCCGATTGGAAGATTTTAGTCAATGGCGATGAATTAACTTCAGTAACTTTAAGCAACCTAACTATTACCTCTGGCCGTCAGGATATTAACTCACCTACTCCAGCAGGGTATTGCTCGCTAGAAGTAATAAATACCGATGGCACTAATTATGATTTTAGTATTAACACCGCAGTAACTATTGAAGTCAAAGATACGACTGGCGCTTATGTTTCTATCTTTGGCGGTCGCATTTCAGACTTAAGACAAATAGTCAGAAGCGCAGGATCTAGCGCGGTAATTACTAGCCTTAGAATTACGGCCATTGGAGCTTTGGCTAGAACGCAGAGAGCAATATTTAATGGCAACTTAGCCCAAGGTTTAGACGGCGCGCAGATTACCGACTTACTAGATGAACTATTGCTTTCGAGTTGGAATGAATTGCCACCAGCCGAAACTTGGGCAACTTACAATGCTACAGAAACTTGGGCAGAAGCTGGCAATATTGGCTTTGGAACAATTGATGCTGGCGAATATACGATGGTCAGCCGTCAAATTACCGATAGCATTATTTACCCAATCATCAATCAAATCGCTAGCTCGGCTCTTGGTTATATGTATGAAGATGCCAACGGAAATATTAACTATGCTGATGCCAGCCATCGCCAAGATTATCTCATAGCCAATGGCTACACAGACTTAGACGCTTCTCACGCCATCGCTTCTGGCATTGGCGTAATCCAGCGCCAAGGGGATTTAAGCAATAAAATAATTATGGACTATGGCAACAATTTTAATAGCTCCTATACTGCTCAGGATTTAGACTCTCAAGCCGAATATGGCCTATTTGCCGAGCAATTTAATAGCTATCTAAAGAACGCGGCTGATGTCGAGGATGTAGCAGATCGTTTAATTGGTCTAAGGGCTTGGCCTCGAAATACCTTTCAATCGATTACCTTTGCCTTGCAATCGCCAGAAATTGATGACGCTGATAGAAACGCCCTATTGAATATATTTATGGGTATGCCAGTCAGAATCACCAACCTGCCCCTTAATATCCTCGGTGGCGAATTTACTGGCTTTGTCGAGGGCTGGACCTTCAACGCTTCCGTCTCAGGCCTCTCAGTTACATTCTTAGCTACCCCAACAGAGTTCTCGGCCTTTGCCCAACAATGGGCTCAAGTCAATGCAGCGGAAAGCTGGAATAGTGTTCTCAATACGCTAGAATGGCAAGACGCGATAGGAGTTATTAGTTAAT